TCACGCCGCCCGCCGGTACGCGGCGATGACGTCAAGGGTGACGCCGAGGTGCTGGGCGATCGCGCCGGCGGACGGGTCGAGCCGCTCCGCGGCCGCGTACTCGTCGTCGGGGACGAGGAGTCGAGCGGCCCACCTCCACGCGCGGCGCCCCACTGCAGGAGTGCAGAGGGTGTCCCCGTAGTAGAGGTGGGCGAGCTCGTGAGCGAGGGTGGAGACGGTGCGCCTCTCGGTCATGCCGTGACGGATGACGATGATGTCGATGCCCGGGTAGTAGCGGCCCCGCTCGGGGAGGTCGAGGGCCCAGACGACGCGGGCTCCCATGTCCTCGGCATGGAGGATCAGGTCAGTGCTGGTCCTCGCCGGGGTCGTCCCCGGGGCGCTGCTCGTCGGCGGCATACGGCATCTCCTTCAGCCCCTCAGGGGCATCTTCGGAGAGCAGTTTCAGACGACGGTCTGACGGTCGAGTTGTTGCGCCATCAGAGACAGGTCCACCCGGTACATCCGGGTCGCGCTCGTCGCCGGCGAGGTCTTCGATTCGTCGTTCAAGGTCGGCCATCCGATCGTTGTCGCGGACGAAGCCGCGGATCACATCTAGGACGACGCGTCGCTGATCGACAGTGAGGCGGTCTGCACCCTCAGGCACCTGCTCCGAGAAGGGCGCCATGGGGAGCGGGATCCCCGCAGCCTCGTAGACCTCCTCGAGCGGGAGCTCGGAGAGCACCGCCAGCGCCTCGATGGTGTTGCGCTGGGGCCGGCTCTCGTACTTCCCGGCGAGGATCCGGTCGACCGTCGCGTACGACAGCGTCAGACCCCGGCTCTCCGCGATGCGCTGCAGAGCGCGACCACCCTTGCCGCCGTTCCTGTCGGCAGCAAGGCGGGCAACGTCCTGCAGGGTTCGCTTCGAGTGGGTCATGGCTCGATCCTCTGGGCTGTTGTCTCACTTCTTCCACCAGGGCGAACGGAAGAAAGTACAACCAGACTACCGGGAAACACCCACCCACCTGCGGCGCAGGGGGTTGACGGGCGACAAGTGGCTGACATATGGTTCCCGCACCACTTGTCATCAGGGTTCAGGAGAGGCATCATGTTCGTCATCACCGAGCGCAAGCCGTACGGATACGGCCGACCGAAGGCTCGCTACTCAAGGGAGGCATGGATGAAGGTGAAGAGCCCCGTCCCCATCCGCTCCGGACGCAAGTCCCAGGGCTACAGCCAGCGGGACCTCGCAGCGCTCTGCCGCTGCACGCAGGCGGCAATCTCCGCACTTGAGACCGGCAAGATGACGCAGTGCAGCGACGACCTCGCCCGCACGATCTGCCACTGGATCAAGCGCGATCTGGAGGAGGTCTTCGAGGTCACCTCCGACTCCGCCAACCCCACCGTGACAAACGGTGCGAGCACCACCAGTCGGACCTCGCGCCGCACCGCCGCCTGACCCTCCCCCGCTTCACCCCCTCAAGTCCGTCGTTCGACGGCAAGCCCCAGGGCTTCATCCAAGGAGACAGCCATGCCCGGATTCCTCGAGACCCGAGACCTCGTGAAGCAGGCACTGACCGACATGGGCGAGCGCTGCTCGACCCGCCGCGCACACCGCCTCGCCGAGGTGCTGTTCGCGATCTGGCGCGGCGAGGCGACCCCCATGCAGTACGCCGACCCCACCGGCGAGACCGCGGTTCGCCGCATCCTCGCCACCCTCGAGGTCCGCGCGTGAGCCGGCGCCACACGCACTTCGTCTACCGGTGCCTCGACACCGAGGGACGGGTGATCTACGTGGGGTGCACCAAGGACGTGGCGGCGCGCATGAAGCAGCACGGCAAGACGGGGATAGCGGAGCAGACCCATCGTCTCCGCGTGACCGTCCACCCCAGCCGCGACACGGCACTCGAGGTGGAGCGGGAACAGATCGCCCTCCACGAGCCCCGGTTGAACCGCCAGATCTACCTCATGGACATCGCGTCCTGGCCCGAAGCGAAGCTGCGCGAGCGCCTGCAGGCGGAGCTCAAGCGTCGCCCGAGAGTCCACTTCCGAGGGGACGCGAACAGTGCGATCCGCTGTCTCCGCCGCGAGTACGCCCGCCGCTTCGGACCGATGACACCCACCCCTGGATCGAAGGAGCAGGCATGAGCAAGCCGATGAGCCGTGACGAGCGGATCCGCGCGGTGATGGCTGAGGCGATCACCCGCGACCGCCAGAAGCGGGAGGCAGCTGCCGAGCGTGCGGCGAGGGGGTCCGCCGGCCTCCCCCCGCGAGGAGTCGGCATCCGCACCAGTTCCGTCGTGACGAAGCCCCGCTACCGCTGACCCCATCTACCTCACACCACGGGCCCTCGCCATTCGGCGGGGGCCTTCTCTATGCCCTCAAGGAGGCACCCCGATGGATCACCAGAAGATCATCCGGCTCCGGCACCAGGCCGCCGACGCCCGCGAGCTGCACGAGAAGGCGTACGTCCACCCGGACGACCTCGATGCCCTCCTCGACCTCGCCCTCGCGCAGATCGAGGAGGTGGACGCCTGATGTCGACCCCCGTCCCCACGGTGCCCCCGTGGATCCAGCTGATGCAGGCCCACGCCGACCGCGCCGAGGCCGCCCTCGCCGCCGCCACCGAGGCACCGGCAACCGAACCCACCGAGGACACGGAGTGAGGGCCCGCCGACGCGGCCGCCACCACTGGCTCCGCGACCTCGCCCTCGCATTCGCATCCACCGCCCCCACCCACAGGAAGGCGATCCCGTGACCGTCCTCGACCACACCCCCATCTACACGTCCCTCGCCGCCCGCCTCGAGAACCCGCCCACGTCCCACGCGGCTGCGCCGGCGGTCGGGAAGGTCTGGGCGATCCAAGCGGAGATCCTCTCGATCCTCTCCGCCCACGGACCCCTCACCCACGACCAGATCCGCCGGCACTTCCTCGCCCGCAACGGCATGGTCCCCGGCTCCTCCGCCGCATCGATCCGCACCCGCACCGCCGAGCTCCACACCCTCGAAGGCGTCCGCGCCGTCGACCGGAACGGCCACACCCCCTCCGGCAGGTCCGCCACCCGCTGGGACATCCACCGAGAGGAGACCCCGTGACCGACTGGCTCACCCCCGATGACGCCGCCGAGGAGCTGCAGCTCTCGCCCTACACCGTCCGCCTGCTCTGCCGCACCAAGAAGCTCCCCGGCGCGCAGAAGTTCGGCCAGCAGTGGCGGATCCCCCGCACCGCGATCGAACCCCGAACGCCGGCCACCCCGCCGCTGATCGCACCCCGCAACCGCCGCTCCGCGGCCCAACAGAAGAGGACCGCATGAGCACCCCGACGCCCCGTGACATCCGCCCGCCCCGGGCGACCCCGCTCCCCGACCTCGCCGACTCCGACGCCGACGAGCGGTTCAAGGTGCTCCTCGCGATCCTCCCGTACTCGCGGGACAAGGCGATCGAGTACGCCGAGTGGGTGCTCCTCGGTCCCCTCGACGACGACGAGGAGGAGACCGCATGAGCCCGCTGGATGTGCCCCTCGGTTTGACGCTCGTCGCTCTCGGCGTCGGTTCCCTGGTCGGCATCGTCGCGTTCGCGGCCGCAGCCGAGCTCTTCGAGTGGATGCGGAGGGACCGATGACCCGCGACAGGCTCGCCGCTCTCCTCGACGCGGCGTACACGAAGCGCGCTGACGACAGTGACCTCCCCCGCCGGCCCGAGTCGAACAACCCGTGGCAGGCAGAACCGCGCCGCGAGCGCCGCACCCGCCCCACGTACTCGGACCCCACCGGAACCCAGGCCGTCGGCCACATCGAGAAGCAACGCAAGAAGGAGCAGAAGGCATGACCCCCGTCCTCACCGACACGGCGATCACCAAGGCCTGTGACGCCGACGCCGCCCAGAAGATGCCGTGGCGGCGCCTCACCCGATCTGAGACGACCGTCGCCCTCGGGAAGCCCGTCAAGCTCCACGCCTGGCAGGAGCCCTTCGACCTGTGGAAGGCGGTGGCCCGTTGAGCAACCCCGGCATCCTCACCATCGAGCAGCGGCGGAAGATGCTCGAGGACGTCACCATCAGCGATGAGCAGATGGCAGGCGCCCGCAGGTACCTCGAGCGGCACGGCGCGCTCGACGTCGCCGACATGCTCCTCGGGAGCGACCGATGACCCTCACCTTCAACGAGGCCTCGCACCGGTACCGCCTCGACGGAAAACCCGTCACCGGAGCGACAACGATCATCGGCGGCGGGATCCCGAAGCCGGCGCTCGCGTACTGGGCAGCGAACCAGGCCGCCGAGGCCGCCGCCGAATGGGCCCAGTCGTTCCGCGAACTGCCCCCGTCCGAGGCCGCCTGGAACCTCGCGAACATCGACCGGGACGACCTTTACGAACAGTGGCGGAAGGCGCCGTGGAAGAAGCGGGACGAGGCCGCCGTCCGCGGCACCGCCGTCCACGCCCTCGCCGAGCGCGTCGTCCACGGCGAGGACGTCGACGTACCCGACACACTGCTCGGTCACGTCGAGGGGTACGTCGACTTCCTCGACGCCTGGGACGTGACCCCGCTCCTCACCGAGAAGTCCGTCGCGAACCGGACCCACTGGTACGCCGGCCGCTTCGACCTCATCGCATCAGTCCCCTCCCTCCACGACGGGGCACCGATCGAGATCGACCTCAAGACCTCGACCGGCGTCTACCCGGACACGGCGATCCAGACCGCCGCCTACGCCCGCGCCGAGTTCTGGGTCGACGACACCGACCCCGACACGGAGCACCCGCTCCCCGACATCGCCGCCACCTACGTCGCCCACGTGACCGGGACCGGCACCCGCCTCTACGAACTGTCTCCCGACCGGGAGCACATCGACCAATCGTTCACCGCGTTCCTCGCCGCCCTCGCGGTGAAGAACCGGTGGAACCCGAAGACCCTCAAGGAGGTCACCCGATGAGTGAAGTCATCGTCCACGAGCCCGCCCCGCTCGGCCAGCAGATCGAGTTCGCGAAGGCCCTCGCCCCGTCCGGGCTGCTGCCCCGCGAGTACCAGCAGAACCCCGCGAACCTCCTCTTCGCCCTGCAGTACGCCGACGCGCTCGACGTGAAGCCGATCCACGCGATCACCAGCATCCACGTCATCAACGGGAAGCCGTCCGCGTCCGCTGAGCTGATCGCCTCCGTCGTCCGCCGCGCCGGACACAAGCTCCGCGTGACCGCCGACGACCAGGAAGCGACCGCCGTCCTCATCCGCGCCGACGACCAGGGCTTCGAGTACACGGCCACCTGGGACCTCAAGCGCGCCCAGACCGCCGGCCTCACCAGCAACCCGACGTGGAAGAAGTTCCCCGCCGCGATGCTCCGCTCCCGCGCGATCACCGAGGTGTGCCGCATGGGCGCCTCCGACGCCCTCTACGGCGTCACCCACACCCCCGACGAGCTCGGCGGGGAGTTCACCGACGCACCCGAGGCTGCCCCCTCCAAGCCGGCGGGCCCGACCACGAAGGTGTCCCGCAAGCGCAAGGACCCCGCACCCGTCGCCGAGACGAAGGGGCAGGACGACCTCCGCGCCGCAATCGCGGAGACCGGTGAGGTGCCGTCGGAAGCGCAGCTCCGAAAGATGTTCGCCGTCCTTAAGGAGAACGGCCTCGAGGGCCGCGACGAAGCGCTCGGCTACGTCAGCTCGGTCATCGGCCGCGACATCGAGTCGCGGTCGGAGCTCACCCGCCCGGAGATCAGCAAGGTGCTGGACTCCTTCACCCCCGCCCCCGAGGAGAACTGATCCATGGCAGACGCAACCATCCACTTCACCGGCAACCTCGGCGGCGCCCCGGAGGCACGCACCACGCAGGACGGCACGCCCGTCGTCTCCGCGTCGGTGGCGGTCAACAAGTCCAAGAAGGTCGGGAGCACCGGCGACGCTCGGCAGGACTACGAGACCGTGCACACGACCTGGTACCGGGTGTCCTGGTGGCGCGAGATCGCGCAGGCGGTCGCCGCGATGAACCTCGAGAAGGGCCAGACGATCACGGTCGACGGGGAGGTCTTCGAGGAGGAGTACACGACCCGCGACGGCGCACAGGGCAAGTCCCTGAACGTGACCGCGACCGGTGTGCGCGCCTACCCGAAGCGCCAGCAGCAGGGCGGCGCTCCGCAGTCCCCGCCGCAGTCCGGCTACGGCCAGCCCCAGGGCGCTCCGCAGTCCGACCCGTGGGTCGGCGGCGGCAACCAGGGCGGGTACGACGACCCACCCTTCTGAGCCCAGCAGCAACACCCCGGCATCTCTGAGGCCTCCGCTACGGCGGGGGCCTTCGTCATGCCCGCCCCGGTGACGCCGACCTCGAGCGACTCACGGCCTAGACCCGCACCGGGCGCGCTCCAACCACCCCTCCGAAAGGACCCACACCATGGCTTTCCAGAAGATGCCGAAGACCCACCAGAAGGCCCCGTCCGCGGGCCCGCAGATCACCCTCTCCGCTCACAAGACGAACGGGGCAACGAAGCTCGTCCTGTCCCGAGCACTGGTCGAGATGCTCGGCGAACCCGTCGCGATCTACTTCGAGTGGGACCCGGAAGACTTCCTCCTCCGGATCGTCTCCTCCTCCCCTGACGATCCCGCCGCGTACGTGATCCCGAAGAACCGGTACGTGTCCGTCACGGGCCTGTTCCGGCAGCTCGGCGTGAAGGTCACCGACACCGTCCGGATCCCCGTCGAGAAGCAAGGCCGCCTCGCCGGCATCGCCGACCTGTCCGACCTCCCCGCCGCCGGGAACGTGCACCCGATCCGTGGCGCGGCATGAGTCACCACACCCGTACTCGCCGCCGGGATCTCTGCCCGTGCGAAACGTGCACGCCCCGCCCCGGTCCCGCCCACGGGACGCAACGCATGTCCGCTGAGTGCGGCTGCATCTACTGCCGTCGCGCCGCCGCCACGTATGCCCGCCTCCGCGCCTACACGAAGGGAACGTCATGACCGCCGAGCATGGGACCCGCTCCCGGTACGTGCGGGAGAAGTGCCACTGCCCGGCGTGCCGGAAAGCGAACCGCGAGTACGCCCGCGACCGTGCACGCCGCCACGCCGAGCAGCTCGCGGCGGTCGCCGCTGGCACGGACCTCGACGCCCTCGTCGCTCACCTCGAGACCCGCGCTGTGCGGGTCAAGGATCCGGGCCGGCGGGACGAGATCGTCCAGCTCCTCAAGGTGATCGAGTCGGTCCGTCGTGGACGTGGCGGGGTCACCCTCGAGCGCGGCCCGGGGCGCACGACGTCGACGAGCGCGGAGCGGCTCGAGGATCTCGTGCACCTGCTCGAGCAGGGCGTCCCTCGTGAGGAGGCGATGCGCCGCTGTGGCTGGTCCCGTGAGGACTCCGCGCTCCGTGCGGCGCACCGGAACGGTCACGCCCGGGCCGCGTTCCTCCTGCAGGCGGTCGCGTCATGAGCGCCTGGGTGACGACTCCGCTCGCCGAGTCGGGCGGGAAGGTGCATTGGGTCGCGGAGCTCACCACGACCGGGGAGGACGGGGTGCCGCGCGCGCTCTGCGACCCGCTCCTCGCTATGCCGGATGCCCGGCCGGCGCGGACCCCGCACGGCTACTGCGTCGGCTGCCTCGCCCTCACAGCCGAGTCCTCGGACTGGTGCGTGACGGACCTGCGGATCCTCCGTGAGGCCGCCACCCCGTGGCTGCTCGCCCGCCTCATCACGGACGGGGAGCGGCTCGCACGGCACCTTCCTCAGCATCGCCCTGGCGCGACAGCGACGGGGTACGGGTCGTCCTACGCGTGGTGCCGTGACGGGCTCCGCGTGTGGGCCGGTGCCCGCCCCGGCGCGGACAGGGTCGACGACCTGCCCCCGACCCGCGTCCTGTCGTGGGCTGCGATCCAGGCACATGCCGCCGCGCACACCACGGACGAGGCGCGGTGGTGGCTGACCGAGCTCGCCGCCTGGCAGCGGCACTGGGTCGAGCAGTCGATCCTCCCGGACCGCGACCTCGAGGCCGCCCAGCAGTCCAGCCGCCGGCATCAGGCGGCGCTCCGTCACCAGTACATGCTCGCCGCCCCGACGTGGGCGGACGACACCCTCTCGCACCACCCGGTGCAGCTCGACATGCTTGCCCTCCTGGAAGGACCCACGTCATGAACCCCGACAACGACCGATCGCTGACCGCCGAGCCCTGCCACTGCGGGAGCGGGACGTCTCACTACCCCGACTCCCACCGCCGTCACGATGCTTCGCGCGCGGTGAGTGACTACGCGCTTCCCGCCGGTGAGCGGGCCGAGCGACGCCGGCGGAACAGGGCTGCGCGTTCAGCCCGCCGAGCACAGAGGAGGGCGTCATGACGATCCTCTACGACCAGTTCGGCGCGCCTATCACGTCCGCGATCCACGAGCCGATCCCGATCAAGCACCCCGGGACGTACGGGGACCGCCCCACCCCGTGGCAGGTCTCCTACGAGTGCGTGTGCGGGGCCGACCTGGACTGCATGGACGAGGAGGGTGGCCGGTACGGCGATGTGGATGCCGCGATGACGGAGCACCTCGAGGGCCTGGGACTCGGGGACTGCGGCGACGGGGGTGCGGCATGAGCCCCCGCCGGATCCAGCAGCGCCGCACGAAGGGGTGGCGGAAGCCCGAGGGTGCGGTGTCAGTGGCTCGGCCCGGGAAGTGGGGCAACCCCTTCCGCGCTGTGCGCGAGGGCGGGTTCCAGTGGGTCGCGGACCCCGATGGACGCCGTTTCTCGAGCCTCGTGTGCTCAACCGACCGCGGGGGGCTCCGCCTCGAAATGGTCGCCGAGTCCGTGCGGCTGTACGAGCTGCACATCGGGCCGATGGGCAACTACGAGATGGACCCCGATCAGATCCGCGCCGAGCTCGCGGGCCGGGACCTCATGTGCTGGTGCCCGCTCGACCAGCCGTGCCACGCCGACGTCCTCCTCGAGCTCGCGAACAGGGACGCCTCATGACCCCCGACCCCACCCCGTGGCTGCACGAGAACGGCACCCGCTACGCGACCCTCGACGACGCCCCACCGGGCGCCCTGTTCTGGATCCCCCGCCCCGAGTACACCACCGAGAAGGAGACCCCCGATGCCTGACCAGAAGACCTACACCGCCGCCGACTTCGCCAAGGCTGACTTCGCGCGCCGCCCGAGCGGGAGGACCGCGCACCGCTGCGGTCCCGACACCTGGCAGACGACGCTCCCGATGGAGCCTTGGACGACGTGGTGGGGTGCCGACGCCGACATGGCCGCCGACGGCTGGGTCCCGGTGACCGAGTACACGGTCACCGCCGCCCCGACGACCGACGAGGACGCCCGCCGCCCGCTCACGGACACGATCGACTTCGCCGCCCTGTGGAAGCAAGAGCACGCGCGCGCGGAGCAGGCCGAGCGGGAGCGTGACGACGCCCTCACCATGTCGGCCATGTGGAAGGAGACCGCGCGGAAGCTGGTACGCGACCAGCAGCCCCTGCGATACTCGCTCCGCCTCGCAGACCGCGCGGGTGACGCGCTCGAGCGCCGCGTGGAGGAGGCCGAGCGGGAGCGGGACGACGCGCGGGAGTCTCTGCGCGAGGCGAACGAGACCGTGAAGTCCCTCCGCGCCATGACCGCCCGCGAGCTCCTGGACGCCGCGTTGGAGGCCGCGCACGTGCCCGAGGACGGGATCATCCCCGCCGGGGCCGAGTACATGGAGCGGTACGGCGACGGGTCGTTCTACGGCCCCCTGACTTTTGACGGCAACCTGCCCGCCGTCCAGGGCCTTTTGGAGCGCCGCCTCGTGGACCCGCCCACCCCGAAGCGGCCCGAGGGTGCCGAGGAGATCGAGGCGTACATGCGCGAGCTCGTCGCCTCCCACCCGGAGGACCACTACGGCGAGCTGGCCGACCACCTGGCATCGCGAGGCGTCCTCCCTCCGCTCACCGACAAGTCGGAGCCCCGCCGCGTCGCCTCCGAGGAGGATGCCCGATGACCGCCGACGACTTCACCACCGCCGCACGCGCAGAGGCCGAGGCGTTCGTGCGGCAGGCCATGTCCGACGCCTGGACCGATGGGGAGGAGTTCGAGCACCTGCCCCGCGTTCTGGCCGAGCGCCTGCCCGGGTGGGCGCGTGCTCACCTCGCCGCGCAGGAGCCGACCGACGCCGAGGTCGTCGCGGCGCTCGGGGCCGCGAACCGGATCACCCTCTCGGGCTCACGGTTCGACGCGCCCCTCACCTTCTACTCGGATGCCGTCGTGAGGGCCATGCGCGCCGCGCTCCGTGCCGCCCGTGACGTGAGGGGGCAGGGATGAGCGACGACGAGCTGCGGGAGAAGATCGCGCGGGCTCTGGACGAGGTGCGCGACGACCTGTGCGGATTCAACGCCGAGGAGATGGCCGAGTCCGTCCTCCCCATCGTGGAGGCCGAGGTGCGCAAGGCGAAAGCCGAAGCACTCCGGGACGCGGCGGACAGCGTGCACGACAACGCCGCATCCCCCTACTGCCTGCCGTGCCACAGGGACGACGCCGACCTGCTTCGCACCATCGCCGACCAGATCGAGAAGGAGACCACCCGATGACCACCCTGTACCGCCCCGTCCTCATCGAGACCACCGAGCAGGCCGAGCAGCTGCCCCTGTCAACCCGCGCGATCCGCCCCGATGGACAGGCCGCGGCCCGCCTCGACGGGGTCAGCGAAGGCGGGCAGTGGACCTCGAAGCTCCGCCTCTACGCGCACGACGAGGTGATCGGCTGGACGGCTCTCGTGCCCGTCGAAGCCGAGGAGGAGCGGACCCGGCCCGTGCCGCTCTACGCGACGACCGCCCACGTCTCGCCGACGTCCATCGCTGAGACCCCGGCCCGCCGCCTCGTCACCCCCTGGGAGGACGCATGACCCACATCCACAAGGTCAAAGCGAAGCGATCAGCGGACGCCGCGAAGGCTGCGAAGGCGCTCATCACCGAGGCCAGCCACGGCGAGGGGTTCGCCCGCGATCGGGCCCACTTCAAGGCGGGTACCGAGTTCGCTGAGTTCCGTGCCCGCGACGCCGTCGATGACGAGCTCTGGCGGGCAGGCAGGCGCGCTGCTGTCGCGGAGGCCCGAGCTGAACGCGCGGAGGCGGTCCTCCGGGCCGTGCGGGACTACATCTCCGAGCCGTGGGCACCATCCCCGGACGGCGACGTGGCCCTCGTGGAACCGCTCCGACACATCCTGGAAGCAGGCGATGACGCATGACCGAGCACATCGACCGAGACGCACTGCGGAAGCTCACCGGCAGGTCGGGTGACGAGGAATTGGTGTCCTACACACTCCTGCTCTCCGAAGCGCTCGACCAGGCGGAGGCGCGGATCAAGGCCGTGCGGGACGTGCTCGACCAGGAAGCACCCGACCCCGACATCGCCACCCGCGTCCGATCGGACATGATCCGCCGTGCACTGGAAGGATGACCCGCATGTACGAATTCGGCCTTGATGACGCGGCTGCTCATGCCCACCTGACCAGAGCCCTGAGCACCATCGACCACATCACCAACCCCGACAACCGCTCCTGGCTGACCACAGCACCCGCCCCCGGTAGCGAGGTCGACCGCCTCGAGCAGGCGGTCCTCCAGGATCCAGTGGACCTCTCGCACTCCCTGGGCTTCGCCGCCACCGCGGCCCTCGACTCGCTCCAGGAGATCGCGATCATCGTCCGGGGCAACGCCTCCATCCTCACGCCGCTCCGCGGGATGATGCGCACCGCGCTCATGGGCGCCGGCAGGGTCGGATACGTCATCCTTCCCGACTCCCCGGAGGAGCGTGAGGCTCATGCGGGGATGGTCGTCTCGCACGAGGCGGTGAGCCTGGGCCGCGCCCTCGCATCCTTCGGCTCGTTCACGGAGCTCCCCGGGCTCGCTCCGACCCCGGACGAACTCGCGATGCTTCTCGAGCAGATCCAGGCGCACCCCCGTGGGAAGAAGGAAGGGGAGGCAGCGATGATCCAGGCATCGGCGGAGCTCGTCGCCCGGGCGATCGCAGAGCAGGATCCGGCCCAGCCGGCGGGAGTGCTGGCGGAGCAGCTGGCGTACATCTGGAACACCGCGAGCGGTGCTGCGCACGGGTTCTACTGGCAGCACGACTTCGAGCATGGGTCCTTCGTCGCGGACTTGGGCGCGGTGGTGTCAGCGGTGTACTACTCGCTGGATGCCTTGCGCGCGCGCTGGGAGTGAAGTGGCGAAGGCTCGGGAAGTGGAAGTAGCGCCGCCCGCTACTCACAGTTTCAGCCCCCCACCCACTCCCGGGTAGCGGGGCAGCCTCACGAGACCGAGATCGTCAGGTCCCTGCCTTGATCCGTCTGCTTCCACGTCATCGTCACGTTCGACCAGTGGTAGGTCGCTCCTAACGTGCCGTCGACACCGAGACCCCCCGTGTAATCGCGGTCAGCGAGACCAGTGGCGTCCATCTCGGTGACGAAACACTGGCGGTTTAGTGCCGGCCATTCATCCCCCGGCAACGTGACCGAATGATCCTCCACGACCGCACCGTCCAGCGCACAGGCGGCGATAGCCGCCTCAAGGTCCGCGTCCGTGTACGTCTTCTCCGCGAGCTCCGTGGGCACCTCCGCCGGCCGAGCAGCGCCGAGCGCGTACCCACCTAAAAGCGCCCCACCACCGACGGCAAGACCAGCGATCAGCACCGCCGCCGAAATCCCCACCACCGCACCACTGCCGATCGTCACCGACTGGCCCATCCGGCACACCCCACTCCACACACAGCCACATCCATCCTCTCCACATCCATCCCCGGAAACTACCCCCTCGCCCCGCCCCTCACCAGAGGCGGGGCTTCTTCATGCCCCGGAAGGACCCCATGACCCGCACCCGCGCATCCGCACGCGCAGCCGGCGCACGCTTCGAACGCCAGATCGCCGACTGGCTCGCCCACCACCTCGACGACCGCATCGACCGCCGCGTCAAGACCGGCGCGAAAGACCGAGGCGACATCGGCGGGATCCGCCACCGCGGCCACCGCGTCGTCCTCGAACTCAAAGACACCGCCCGCACCGACCTCGCCGGATGGATCCACGAAGCCCACCTCGAAGCCGGCAACGACGACGCCGCAATCGGGGTCGTCGTCCACAAGCGCCGCGGCACCACCGACCCCGCCCAGCAATGGGTCCACATGACCCTCGCCGACCTCGCCTGGCTCCTCGGAGCCGACCACCCCACCTACGACGAATAGGAGGCGCTGTGCGCATCCGCAGCATCCGCCCCGAGTTCTGGTCCTCCGAGGACATCGCAGCGATGGACTGGACGACCCGGCTCGTGTTCATCGGTCTCTGGTCCTACGTCGACGACAACGGCGTCGGCCGGGACGTGGAGAAGCTCATCGTGGCCGACCTGTTCCCCCTCGAAGACGACCCTCGCGACACCCTCGCGACAGTCTCGCGAAGCCTCGCGAGGCTTTCCGAAGGCGGCCAGATCACTCGCTACACCCTCGAGGGACGCCCCTACCTCCACATCACCGCCTGGACGAAGCACCAACGCATCGACAAGGCCGCGAAGTCCCGCTACCCCCTCCCCACCAGCGACGACGCCGAACCTCGCGAGACCGTCGCGACACCCTCGCGAGACCTTCGCGAAGGGTCACCCATTGGAGAAGGGGAGAAGGGGAGAAGAGGAGAAGGGGAGAAGCACTCCCCTACGGGGAGTGAGGCGCGCAAGCGCGCCACCCCCCTCCCCGACGACTGGACACCCACCGATGCACACCGACTCCTCGCCGCAGAACGCAACGTCGACTGCGACCTCGAAGCCGAGAAGATGCGCGACTGGGCAGCAGGCAAGGGCGAAACCGGCAAGGACTGGGACGCCCGCTTCCGCAACTGGCTGCGCAACGCACGCCCCGACCGCAACAGCAGCCACCGCCCCAACCGCGACGTCGACTCCCGCGACGCCCTCGTCCAAGCCCACTACGACATGCAAGCCCTCGGAGGCACCCAGTGACCGACCCCCAACCCATCGGCAACCAGCTCGACACCACCCCCAACGCACCCACCGAGACCGTCCGCGCCGCCGACGGAACCCGCGGCGTCATCAAGTGGCAAGGCACCCCCGTCACCAGCGAATGGCTCACCCAGTACGTCAACGCCCTCATCGCCGCCCGCCTCGTCGAACCCTGGCAGCTCGGCGGCACCACCACCCAGACCGAGCAAGCCCGAGCCGCGAACCGCGACCGCCTCACCCAATGGCACCACGCCCTCGCCGGCCTCCCGAAGGAGGGCCTCGACGCCGCCCGCGACCACTTCCTCAAGCACGGCCTCGACGACAAACGCTGGCACCTCCGCCCCACCGACGTGTCCCGCTGGGTCAGAGCCCGAGCAGCACGCCGCATCCCCACCGGCCGCGAATGCCCCCGCCACCCCGACCAGTGGCAGCACGACTGCCGCAAGTGCTCCACACCCCTACCCCCAGCAGAAGCCAAACAGCGCATCGCCCAGATCCGCGCAGAGCTCGCCAAGCGCAAGAAGGAGACCCACCCATGACCACGTTCGAACAGATCGGCACCATGCGCGACCGACTCGAGAACATCCGCCAGTGGCGCGGCCAGCTCTCCGACGTCATGCTCACCATCACCGGCTACTCCATGGACCTCACCGGCATCCGCGGCACCACCGACCGGATCCCCGGCGGCGACGCCCTCGCCATGCTTGCCCCCTGGGCACCCGACGCCACCCACGGCGACGACCTCCCGCACCCGGATCAGGTCATCAAGGAGTGGAGCCACACTATTCACGACCACCACGGCACCGTCCCCCCAGCCCGAGCCACCTGGGCCGAGCACTGGCGCTACCTCTGGGACGAGACCCAACGCATCCTCGAGTCCCCCTGGGCCGAAGCCTGGACCGCAGACATCACCGCCCTCTGGTGGCGCCTCGCCCGCCTCACCGGCAACGCACCCGCCCCCGAACCGGAACCCCTCCGGTCCGTCGACGACGTGTGGGCGGCGCTCGAGCAGAATCCCGAGCACGAACTCACCCGCCGCGATCTCACCCATCTCGGGATCAACCCATCGACCCTCACGACATGGCGGCACCGTGGGAAGATCAGCGAGTCCACCCCCGGCCGCTACCGCGCCGGCGACATCCTCGACGCCAGGAGAACCGCATGAGCCTCGACCCCAAGTACCTCGAGACCGGGGACTTCGACCCGAAGCGGAACCCCATCGCGTACCAGCTCGCGCAGCGCCTGATCGATGTCAACCGCCCCGATGCTGCCGCTGTCGAGATCACCGAGCTCGCCGACGACATCATGCGCGCCGTCGCGGTGCTCGAGGACCAGATCGCCGACCTCCGGGGCACCCGCTCCAAGCCCTCCGACTCGCTGATCCACATCACCGAGTCGATCGACGAAGAGGTGCGTGCAGTCGACGACGAAGTGTGAGACACTGTTCGCGCACGTAGTGCGCCCAGAAGCCCTGAGACCTCACCGGTCCGGGGCTTTTCTCATGCCCCCGCTCGAGCACACCAGCTCGCGGGACGCGCGCGCAGGAAGACCCATCCACCCCAAGGGGAACCAGCGCAGCGCCAACCCGCCCCCCGCCCGAGGAGAGACAACCCCGGGCGGGGCCGGCGGGCCCAACGAACGGGGAGGTGCACATGCCCCGCGCCAAGCACCCATGCGCCGAAGCGGACTGCCCGACCCCCGTCCCGCACGGCACCCCCCGGTGCCCCACCCACACCCGCACACGAGACCGAGCACGAGGCACCAGGCAAGCACGCGGCTACGACCGCGACTACGACCGCACCCGCCAAGCCCTCGCCCCACTCGTAGCCACCGGACGTGCCACCTGCTGGCGGTGCGGCCACCCCATCACCGCAGACGAACCATGGAACCTCGGACACGACGACCACAACCGCGCCATCATCCGAGGCCCAGAACACGAGCACTGCAACCTCAGCGCAGCAGGCCAAGCCAGCCACCCGACACGCTGAACAGCACCGATGCACACGTCATGCGACACAGCGCAACGCTCTGACCTGCAGTGATGCAACTCTTCAAGCGACTCTCTTCAAGCGAACGCGCAGGTCACAGCGTTGTACCAACCTTGTACCGCAAGCCCCTGACCAGGGGGGATACCCCGACGGCGGCAGCACGCCGGACCGCCGGGGAGGTGTCTCGCAGTCCACAGACCTGAAAACATCGCCGGCCGCGGCCGTCCAGCACTCGAGGTGGAGGTGGTCGCCGTGGCAGTCACCGCACCGAAGGGGCTGGGCTCTCGAGGGCGCCGGCTGTGGCGGGAGATCACCGAGGAGCACGACCTCGATCCGATGCAGCGGGTGCTGCTCGAGGAGGCGTGCCGGTGCGCGGATCGTCTCGATCGGCTCGAGGAGAAGCTGTCTGGGCGTGAGGGTGCGTGGGCGCATCTGATGTCCCGGGTGGATCTCGACGACGAGGACACTCGGGTGATCGAGCTCCGTGTCGATGGGGCTCTCTCTGAGGCTCGGCAGCAGCAGAACGTGTTCAAGCAGCTCCTCGCCTCGCTGCGTCTGCCGGATGCGGCGGGTGTTCGGCCTCAGCAGCGTGGTGGCGGGCGTGGTTCGTACGCTCCGAAGACGTCGGGGACCTCGGCGTCGAAGGTCGTGAGTCTGGCGGACCGGTTCGGATGACCTGGAACTCTGATCCGGCGTTCGACCCGCTCGGCTTCGGCTTCCCGACACTCGGCTATGAGGCTGGGCTGTGGATCGAGGCGTACACCTGCCATGGTCCGGGCGATGTGCAGGGTGAGCCTGTGGTCCTGGATCGTGAGATGTGGGAGTTCCTGGCGCATGCGTACCGGATCCATCCGGAGACGGGCCGCCGCGTGATGGACGAGGCCGTGCTGTCGCGTCCGAAGGGGCGCGCGAAGTCGGAGGTGGCTGGGTTCATCGGCTGCTTCGAGGCGTTCGGGCCGGCGCGGTTCTCGCACTGGGATGAGAACGGTCAGCCTGTGGGCCGGAAGATCGTCTCCCCGTTCCTGAAGTGCCTGGCGACGGAGGAGTCGCAGGCGGGGAACACGTTCGCGAACATCGCGTTCATCGCCGGCGAATGGGGCCAGGAGCACCACCCTGACGTGTACACGCTGGACTCGCACCTGCGGAACTGGCAGACGTCGAGTGCCCTGTACCTCGAGGGTGGCGGCGAGATCCGTGCATCGACTTCGGGTGCCGCGTCGAAGGACGGCGGCAAGGAAACGTGGGCGTGCGCTGATGAGACGCACCTGTACACGCTCCGCGAGCTGAAGGCGATGTACGGGACGGTTCGACGGAACCTCGGCAAGCGCAAGGCTGCGGAGCCCTGGATGATGCAGACCTCGACGGCGTACCGGCCGGGTGAGGGATCGATCTTCGAGGAGACCCTCACGATGTGGCGGAAGCAGGAGCTCCCGCCCGAGGTGTGGGTCGATCACCGTGAGGCGAAGGGCAAGGTCGACATCGAGGACCACGACCACACGCTCCGGCAGCTGAAGTACGTGTACGGCGCTGCGTCCGAGTGGATGGACCTCGAGCGGATCTACCGGACGATGCGGGATGTCCGCTCGTGCCCTGACGAGGAGACGGCGGCCCGGTACTACCTGAACCGGCCGCTGTCCTCGAAGGACGCGTGGATCCCTGCGGCGATCGTGGAGCGTCAGGAGCGTGCGGAGGAGATCGTGCCGGGCGAGGAGATCTCCCTCGGCTTCGACGGTTCGCTGAACGACGACTCGACGGTCCTGATCGGCTCTCGCATGTCCGATGGCTACCTGTTCCCTCTGGGGATCTGGTCGAAGCCGTCGGGCCCTGCAGGCGCCTGGTGGGAGGTCCCTCGTGCTGACGTCCTGGCGACGATCCGTGAGGCGTTCGGCCGGTACAAGGTGTCCCGGGCGTACTTCGACCCGCACGAGTGGCGGTCCGACATCGATCAGCTCTCCGAGGAGTTCGGGGACGAGACGGTGATGGCGTGGGACACCTCGAGGTACACGGCGATCGGCGGCGCGCTGGATCGTCTGCGCACGGACCTGATGAACGGGTCGGTGTGGCACTCGGGTGATCCGGTGTTCATGGAGCACTTCCGGAACGCCTATGTGCGGCAGCGCGGCATCCATCGTCTGGTCCGCAAGGAGCACGACAAGTCCGACCGCAAGATCGACTCCGTCATGGGGGCGACGCTCGCGTACGAGGCGCGATTCGACGCGATCCAGGCTGGCTGGGGTGCCGCCGAAGACAACCGACTGATCTTCTTCCGATGAGGGGTGAGCATGGCTATCGACCTTGAGGTCACGCTAACTCTCGACCGCCTGATGATCCTCCGCGATCACCTGTGGACGCAGGATGAGCACCTGGACCGCTACTACAACGGCTCCCAGCGGCTCCGGCAGATGGGCCTCGCGGTCCCGCCGGCACTGCGATCGTTCGAGACGGCGGTGAACTGGCCTCGGCTGACCGTCGATGCGCTCGAGGCGCGGCTGGACGTGAAGACGTTCTACCTGCCGTCCGGCGAGCGGGCTGATGCTGTGCTCGAGGGCTGGGCGTACAACAACTTGGACTCGGAGTCGTCGCTCGCTCACATCGACGCGCTGGTCTACGGCCGTTCCTTCGTGTGCGTCGGGGCGAATCCGGAGGATCCGAAGCACCCGCTGGTCACGGTCGAGTCGCCTCGCGAGATCACGGCTGACATCGACCCGAAGACGCGCAGGATCACTCGTGCTCTGCGGGTGTACGGCGTCTCGGAGACGACTGGTCAGCCGATGCACGCAACGCTGTACGAGCCTGACGTGACGACCTGGTTCCAGCGCGATGAGAGCGGCGGCAAGTGGCGCGAGACCGGCCGCGATGACCATCGTCTCGGGCGGGTTCCGATCGTGATGCTGGTGAACCGGCGGCGCGCTGGCGACTTCCGCGGGGTCTCGGAGATGGCTGACGTGATCGGCCTGACCGATGCGGCCGCTCGAGCTCTCACCAACCTGCAGGTCGCTTCGGAGACGCATGCGATCCCCGCGCGTCATGTCGCCGGCATCTCGAAGGGCGACTTCGTCGGTGCTGATGGGCAGCCGTTGGCGGTGTGGGAGTCGTACTTCACCGCGATCATGGCGACGGCGAACAAGGACGCGAAGTTCGGGCAGTTCTCGGCGTCGGACCTCGCCAACTTCCACGACACCGTGAACCACTACGCGGGGCTCGTCGCGTCGGTGACGAAGATGCCGGCGACATACCTCGGCCTGACGACGTCGAATCCGGCGTCGGCTGATGCGATTCGCTCGGCTGAGGCGCCGCACGTGAAGCTCGCGGAGCGGAAGCAGCGTGCGTTCGGTGACGCCTGGGCATGGGTCGGCGCTCTCTACGAGCGGTTCCGCACTGGCGAGTGGACCGCGGGCAACGCGATCCGCACCGAGTGGCACGACGCGGCGACGCCGACCACGGCAGCGCGCGCCGATGCCATCGTGAAGCTCACGGGCGGCAAGCCCGTGCTGTCTGTCGAGGGCGCATGGGACGAGCTCGGCTGGTCCGAGGCCCGAAAGGGGACCGAGCGTGAGCGTTTCGATCAGGAGTCCCTGGACTACTTCCAGATCGCGGAGAAGCCGCTGAGCGTGGAGGTCACTGATGGGGCAGACGGTTCCTCGTGACGTCGCGAACCACTACTGGCGAGTGCAGTCGTACCAGCGTGACGCGCTGAGGGCTGCACTCGCCGCGTGGCGCGAAGTGTCCCCCTCGGCGATCTCGGAGACGTGGGAGCCGCTGCTCCCCGCGGTGACGGTCGCGGTGACGTCGGCGCAGATCAGCGCTGCCGAGTCGGCCGTGACGTCCTACCGGGACATGGCCGTGGCGACGGGGCAGTACCAGCTGCCTGCCGCATTCGTCGACCCGGAGTCGTTCGCCGGGACGTCGTCCGATGGCGGCGACCTCGAGGGCGCGCTCTACGTGCCGGCGATTCGCGCGAAGGCCGCGATCGCGTCGGGGACTGCGCCGGCGCCTGCTCTCCGTGCGGTGCGTGGCGAGTTCGAGAAGATCGTCCGGGGCCTCGTGTCCGATGCTGGGCGGAAGGCCGCGACGGCGCTCAACGCGACCCGCTTCACCGGCGGGTACACGCGGATGCTGAACCCGCCGTCGTGCTCCCGATGCGCGATCCTGGCGGGCCGCTGGTTCCGCTGGAACGACGGGTTCCAGCGGCACCCGCAGTGCGACTGCGTCCACATCCCCGCGAAGTCCCAGCAGTGGGCTCGCGACGAGGGGTTCGTGATGGACCCCTACGAATACTTCAACTCCCTGTCCGAGAAGGACCAGGGACGACTGTTCGGCACCGGGAACGCGCAGGCAATCCGCGACGGCGCGGACATCTTCCAGGTGCAGAACGCGCGGCGTGGCCGTGCGTCCGACGGGATGACGACCACGGCGTCAACGTCTCGCCGTCGAGGGATCTACCGCGGGAGCACCGCTCGACTCACACCTGACGGGATCTACGAGCGCGCCGGCGGCAACCGCGACGCGGCGCTTCGCCTCCTCGAGCAGCACCGCTACGTGCTCCCCGGTGGGCAGGATCCCGACGGCGTGATCCGAGGCCAGCGTGAGGGCTACGGGCAGATGGGCCGAGGCGGGAAGCGCGTCGGTGCCCGCTGGTCTGTCGAGCAGGCCCGGAGGACCGGCGTCCGGCACCCGATGTCCCGCGCGACGATGACCGCCGCCGAGCGGCACCGTTTCGACGCCGGCGCGAACTGGGACGCCGTCCGCGAAGGCCGGAACCCGTTCGGGCGGGGCCCGCTGACGGACGACATCCGACGCCGAGTGGAACGCGACTTCGAGGTCGTGGTCCTCGGCTTCTACGGCGGGCGAGCCCGCTGACCACATGAACCTCCCTGCTGGCGCGATGCCGGTGGGGCAACCGCCCCTGCGATGGGGGCCTGCAGTAGAAGGAGTGCCGTATGGCTGACGAGCAGACCACCGAGGCCCCCGAGGCCACCCAGGAGCAGCAGGGCGAGCCTGCGGAGCAGCTGGGCGAGGGTGGCAAGAAGGCTCTCGACGCGGAGCGGAAGCGTGCCGCTGATGCCGAGAAGCGCGTGAAGGCGCTCGAGGCGCAGCTCGAGGAGAAGGCGAACGCGTCGCTCTCCGAGGCGGAGCTGATGCAGAAGCAGATCGAGGCCCTGTCCGCGAAGTACGAGGCGGCGCAGCAGGCGTCGCTTCGTGACCGTGTCGCGGTGTCCGAGCAGATCCCCGAGGGGCTGATCGGGTACCTGACCGGGTCCACGGAGGACGACATCCGTGACTCCGCGAAGCAGCTCAAGGCGGCCATCGCTGAGGCCGCGAAGCCGGGCACTCCGGCCCCCGACCCGTCCCAGGGCGCCCATGGCGCCTCGAGCGGCGGATCGACCGCTGACAAGTTCGCTCAGTTCTTCGCTGAGCGCATCAACAACTAACCCTGGAAGGGGTCCCCCATGGCAGGCATCGACCTGAACCGCACCTCCGCCGGTGTGGCGTCCAACCTCCCCCGCGAGATCTCCCAGGAGATCTGGTCCACCGCTGTGGACAACTCCGTCTTCATGCAGGCCGCCCGCCAGATCAACATCCCGGGCACCGGCGTGACCATCCCGATCATCACCGGCGACGCCGAGGCCGACTGGGTGGCGGAGACCGCTGAGAAGCCCGTCTCCAACGCGACGGTCTCCTCGAAGGTGCTCACGCCCTACAAGCTGGCCGTCATCGAGCCCTTCTCCGACGAGTTCCGTCGCGACCTGCCCGGCCTGTACGCCGAGCTCGCGCGCCGCCTCCCGCTCGCGCTGGGCAAGAAGTTCGACCAGACCATCCTGGGCAGCACCGCCCCCGGCTCCGGCTTCGACGTCCTCGGCGGTTCCGCTGCCGTGGCCGTCGGCGGTGCCGACGTCGTCGACGACCTCGCGACCGTCCTGTCGACCGTCGCGGCGGCCGGCGGCGACCTGTCGCACTGGCTCGTGTCCCCGCAGCTCGAGGGCACCGTCATGACCGCGAAGGACGGCCAGGGCAACTACGCCTTCCTCCGCGACGCCCGCACCGACTCCGGTGCGATCGGCTCGATCTTCGGCCGCGACGTGCTGAAGACCTCCGCCGTGTTCGACGGCACCGCCACCCCCGACGTCACCGGCATCGCCGGCGACTTCGCGCGCTCCGCGATCTGGGGCTCCGTCGAGGGCATCAAGGTCGGCATCTCGGACCAGGCCACGATCAACCGTGGCGGCACCCAGATCAACCTCTGGCAGCGCAACATGTTCGCGATCCGCGCTGAGGTCGAGATCGGCTTCATCGTCCGCGATCCCGCCCACTTCGTGAAGCTGACCGCGGACGCCGCGTGATCCAGCTGATCAACAGCGGCACGGGGAAGCTGGTCAATGTCCCCGAGGAGCTGGTCGAGCGCTTCCTGGCGGCGGGGTTCAAGCGCCCCGCCGCCGAGGAGCGGCCCGCTCCTACGTCCCGTCGGCGGAAGACCTCCACCGACTCCGAGTGAAGGGGTGAGTGCCCATGAGCATGCCGGACAACCTGGTCACGCTCGAGGACGTGCGAGAGCGCTTCTTCCGGGCACTCACTCCCGACGAGGAGCGCGTGATCCCCGCCTGGCTGTCTGACGCCTGGGACGAGCTGATGGACCTCCCGTACCTGCGCCTTACCGAGCGGCTCGCGGAGCCGCCTGAGGAGGGGCTCCTGGAACGGGTGGGGCGGGTTATCCGCTCTGCAGTCCTCCGGCGTCTGCAGAACCCGCAGGGCCGCCGGCAGTTCTCCTACACCGTCGACGACGCGACCGTCTCCGAGACGCTCGCGTCGGAGACGCTGTCGGGCGCCTGGTTCACGGACGACGAACTCGCCAAGCTCGAGCCCGCTGGGTTCGCCTCGGATGCGTTCACGATCCGCACCGACGCCGGCCTCCCCGGCCCCATCGCGCCTCTGCCTCCCCCGACGGATGAGTGGTACCCGTGGACTTCTCTCTGAGGATCGCTGAGGCCACCATCCGGGGGCAGCAGCTCGCCGAGTCGCTGATGGTCGATGAGCTCCGCCTTGATCGGCCGACCGGCCGCACCGTCCGAGTCGATGGGGACACGGTCCCTGAGATGGAGACGGTGTGGTCGGGCCGGGGGAAGGTCCAGTCGCAGCAGTCGTACCCGTCTCAGCCGGAGTCCGGCGGCGGCACCAGCACCCTCGCGACGTTCGAGGTGCACATCCCCGCGTCGGAGACCGTCACGGTGCTCGTCGATGACGTGTTCGTCGTCGACAGCTCTCGTGACGGGAACCTCGCGGGGGCACGGTTCCGGGTCCGCGTGGATCCGGTGAAGTCGTGGCGCACTGCTCGCCGATTCAACTGCGAGGAGATCGTGGCATGAGCATCGACGTGAGCGAGGTTCGGCGGCTCGCCACCGACCTCGGGAAGGCCCCTCGAGCTGTCGTCAGCGAGGCGGAGAAGGTGCTCGAGAAGGGCGCCCTCAACGTCAAGAGACGAATGGCGGAGGACGCGAAGCAACTCACCGGCTCCGCCCGCCACTTCCACGGCTCAATCTCCTACGACCCCACGCCGGGAGCGGGGGTCGGCTACGAGGTCGGACCGGACAAGGAGCGGATGCAGGGCGCCCTCGGCAACCTGCTCTACTTCGGGTCCCGGAAGAACGCCCCCGTCCTCGACGTCGAGGCGGGCCTCGCCGACGAGGAGCCTCGCCTCGTCACGGCGATGGAGCAGATGCTCGAGAAGGTGATGCGCGGTGCTTGAGCAGATCAAGGCGCTCCTCGAGGAGACCCAGCCGCGCGTCTACGGCACCGGCGACGTCCCGAACAAGGCGCGACTCCCCTACCTGCTGGTGTACACGCTTCAGCCCACGCAGATCCGGTCGCTCTCTCGCGAGGAGGGGGCGCGTCGGTTCCGGTTCGGCGTCACGGTCGTGGACCTCGGCGCTCAGTACATCGAGGCCGACGCGGACACGGTCGAGCAGGTCCTCGAGGGGTCTCGTGTGCTCGACGGCCTGTCGCGCATCGAGCTCGTCTCGCGGGGCCCAGTGCGTCGCGAGCCGGAGGTCACGAGCGACGGCCAGGAGTACACGACCCTGCCGTTGCACTTCACCGTCACGATCCCGAAGGGGGCTGCATGAGGTACGTCCGTGTCCGCACGGAGGTGGGGCACGAGATCTCCACCCCCGAGAACGACCCGTTCATCGAGAGCGGGCGGTTCAAGCTCGTCGGTCGGAAGAAGCCGACGAGCATTCCACTCCCCCCGAAGTTCAAGAAGACCTTGCCGCCGGCTGGTGGCGACACCCCTGATGAGGAGGCGTAATGCCCAACGCGATTCCCGCTACCCCGGCCGACGGCAATGTGAAGGTGGTCATCGCGACCGCTGTCGCCGGCGACATCCCCACCCTGGCTGAGCTCACGGCCGCGGTCGACATCTCCTGCTACCTGACGGCGGACGGCTTCGCCTACGCGGTCGAGCAGGCGGCGATCACCGATGAGCGCCTCTGCTCGACGGAGACGTTCAACCTGCCGGGCCGGAAGACGACCACGCTGGCGCTGACCGGCATCGACAACACGAACTCGCCGCTCGAGGACGAGTACAACGAGATGGCGGACACGCTCACCGAGGGTGCGCAGCGGTACGCCGTGTACCGCTCCGGTCTACCGTACGACGCACCGTTCGCGGCCGGCCAGAAGGTCCGCGTGATCCCGTTCCTGACGGGCGTGAAGACGGAGATCGCCCCGGAGGCGAACTCGGTGCTCCGCTCCACCTGGGCGACGTTCCCGAACGGCCCGTCGCAGCTGGTCACCCTCGCGGCCTGACCACTTCCGCATGTCCCAGGGGCTCCCATGAGGGGCCCCTTCTTCATGCCCACATTCGGGTGGGCGGGGCGTCCCCCTACGCGCCCCGCCCACCGTCATGCCGCCGTAGGGGAAGGAGTAGGGGAACCATGGAACTCAAGATCAACCGCCCCACGAAGGGCGTCGAGCTGTGCCTCGACCTCGAGAAGCGATCCCAGTGGGAGACGCTCGAGGCGCGCCGCACCGAGCTCGCGAAGGACCCCACGATCGACCAGCGCCTCAGCGGCGGCCCGGTCACTGAGGTCGCCCGCGAGATCACGCAGCTCGAGAAGGAGATGGCGGCCGCGACCGTCACCTTCACGCTGACGGCCCTGTCTCACCGCGAGTGGTCCCGCTTCAAGACGGAGCACCCGCCGCGGAAGGGCGACAAGGGCGACGAGGCGCTCGGCTTCAACGAGGAGACGATCTTCGACGCGGTCATCCCCGTCTCCATCGTCTCCGTCGCCGGCCCCGATGGTGAGCCCGTCGAGTGGGCCCCGGAGAAGTGGGCGCCCCTCGCCGACGAGATGACGACCGGGCAGTACGGCGACTTCAAGCGCGCCGCGTTCGGCCTGAACCTCGGGGAGGCGGCGGCTCGCCTCCCAAAATCGCTGGGCGCGTCGCTGGTGATGGCGCGCTCCGACGAGAGCTGAAGGCAGCTCGCACGCTCGGTGTCTCGCTGAAGCGGTTCCAGGGGTGGGAGCCGGTGACGACGTCCACCACGGTCGACGGGGTCACGACCACGACCCGTGAGGTCGAGTGGGATGACGAGCAGCGTGACTGGATGGTCGCGCTGGCAGCGTGGGAGGACGCGCTCTGCCCCGTGTGTGGCGGTCCGATCGATGAGTGCCAGTCACCGGAGGCGGAGTTCGCCTGGAAGGGCGCTCCGCCGGTCCGCTGTCACCGGACGGACGCAATGCTCATGTGGCAGGAGAAGGCCGCCGACTACAAGCGCCCGAAGGCGCTGCTGTGGCGCGCCGTCAAGCGCGAGTAGCGCTCTCGTCCCCCTCATCCCACCGACCACGTTCTTGCCACTGCCCGCAGAGGCGATTCGCATGTGAAGGAGGCAGGGATGGCAGACCGCTCGGTGAAGGTCCGGCTCGAGGCTGACGTGCAGGGCTTCGTCGCGAAGATGAAGACCGCTCAGCAGTCGGTCGCTGACTTCGCGAAGCGCTCCGGTGAGCAGGGCGGGAAGGCGCTCGACTGGGTCGGGAACCACAAGGACTCGATCAACGACGTGTCCAACGGCTTCCTCGGTGCCGGCGCGGTGCTGACGGGCTTCGCGGGCATCGCGGTCAAGTCCGCTGCCGACTTCGACTCGGCGATGTCGTCGGTGCAGGCCGCCACGATGGCGCCCAAGGCCGAGATGGACCAGCTCCGTCAGGCTGCCCTCGACGCCGGCGCGGACACGAAGTACAGCGCCACCGAGGCTGCCGGCGCGATCGAGGAGCTCGCGAAGGCCGGCGTCTCGACGGCGGACATCCTCAACGGTGGCCTCTCGGGCGCTCTGGACCTCGCCGCGTCCGACAACATCGAGGTCGCTGACGCCGCCGAGATCGCGTCGTCCGCGATGACCCAGTTCGGTCTCGCTGGCGAGGACGTCACGCACATCGCCGACCTCCTCGCCGCGGGTGCGGGTAAGGCGCAGGGCGGTGTGCAGGACCTCGGCTACGCCCTGCAGCAGGGTGGCCTCGTCGCCTCCCAGATGGGCCTCTCCATTGAGGAGACCGTCGGCGGTCTGACCGCCTTCGCCTCCGCTGGCCTCATGGGCTCCGACGCCGGCACGTCATTCAAGACGATGCTGCAGCGGCTCGCGAACCCGTCCGAGAAGGCCGCCCAGCAGATGTCCGACCTGGGCATCAACGCGTACGACGCGCAGGGCAACTTCGTGGGCCTCGCCGAGTTCTCTGGCCAGCTGCAGACCGCCATGCAGGACCTCACCCCCGAGGCCCGGAACGCGGCGATGTCGATCATCTTCGGCTCCGACGCGATCCGTGGCGCGAACGTCCTCTACTCCGAGGGCGAGGCCGGGATCCGCGACTGGATCACCGCCGTCGACGACCAGGGCTTCGCCGCCGAGCAGGCCTCCACGCGCATGGACAACCTCGCCGGCGACCTCGAGCAGATGCGTGGCGCGCTCGAGACCGCGTTCATCGGCGCGGGCGACGGCGCGGACTCGGTCCTGCGTCCCCTGGTGCAGACCATCACGAACCTCATCGACGCGTTCAACGGCCTGCCGGACGCCGCGAAGCAGGCCCTCGGGACGGGGACCGGCATCGCCGGTCTCTCGCTCCTCGCGATCGGTGGACTCGGCAAGGCGCTCAACTCGGTCGCGGACCTCAAGGGGTCCCTCAAAGATCTCGGCATCGCGACCGAGGGTGTCGGCCGGAAGATGAAGCTGCTGGGCGCCGCGACCGTCGCGGGCCTCGCGATCACTGGCCTCACCATGGCGATCGGTGCGTACTTCGAGTCCGTCGCCGAGGCGCAGGGCCGCACCGACGAGCTAGCCGACTCGCTCGACAAGCTGACCGGTGAGGCCACCAGTGCCACATCGGAGACGATCATCTCCCAGCTGTCGGACCAGCTCGACGAGGGTGACTGGGAGGCGCTCGAGAAGATCGGCCTCTCCCAGGCTGACCTCGCCGCAGCGGTCCTTGAGGGCGGCGACGCCTACGAGGCGGCGAAGTCGAAGCTCGACGAGTACGCCCTCGCGCAGGATGGCGTGACCGCGTCCGGGCAGAACGCCGAGGCGGCGTACGCGAAGGCTTCCGATGCGATCGCGGAGCAGAACGCAGCCCTCGAGGAGGGCCGGGACAAGGCGCAGCAGAACGCGGCCGCACAGGAAGAACTCGCGGGCAGTTCGGAGATGTCCGCTGAGGCGCAGCAGGCGCTTCAGGGCGCGATCGAGGAGACCGGAGTGTCCCTCGACGGCGTCATCGAGGACATGGAAACGTTCCTCGAGCTGCTCTTCGCGACGGGCCTGGCGACCATGTCGACCCGTGATGCGCAGTCCGCGTACCAGGAGTCGATCGCTGGGGTCTCCGACACGATCAAGGCGATCCAGGAGGACATGGGCGGCCTCGGTGAGGCGCTCAACGAGAGCCGCACCGACTTCGACCTGACGACCGAGGCGGGCCGTGAGGCGAACGGTGCCTTCCAGGACATCGCGCAGTCGGGCTTCGACGTCGCCACGGCGATGGGTGAGGCCGGCGCGTCCCAGGAGGAGATCCAGGGTTCCCTGCAGGGCACCTACAACTCGCTTGTCTCCGCAGCGGGGCAGTTCGGCATCACTGGAAAGGCCGCTGAGGACCTCGCACGCGAAGTGCTCGGCATCCCTGACGGCGTGTCGATCGAGTCGTGGATGTCGAGCGCAGCTGAGGAGCAGGCGCACCAGACGTCGCGGGCTGTCGATGGCATCGACCGCACGGTGACGGTGACGACGATCTTCGTGACGAAGGGGTCGCCGCCGAAGGTGTCCCCGAACGGGACGCGGACCGCGACGGTCTACGCCGACGGCGGCGTCAGCCTCCCCCGGGTGAAGGCGTTCGCGTCCGGCGCGGAGAACCATGTCGCGCAGATAGCTCCGGCGGGGGCGTGGCGCTTGTGGGCTGAGCCGGAGACCGGCGGCGAGGCGTACATCCCGCTCTCGAGCGCGAAGCGTGGCCGGTCCACGGCGATCCTCTCGGACGTCGCGTCCCGCTTCGGCTACCAGCTCATGCAGGCCGCGGATGGTCTCGTGCTGCCCTACCAGCCCCGGCAGAACGCCATGGCGGGCGCTACGCAGGCGCGGGCGTCGATGACGTACGCGCCGACGATCAACGGCTCCGATCCGCAGGAGGTGGCCGAGATCAGCTATCAGAAGTTCCAGCACTGGACCGTCACCGAGTCCACTGGTTACAGGGGGGCGTGATGACGGAGTGGCGACAGCCTGTCGTGCTCGAGTGGAGCCGGGCCCGCACCGACCAGGGCATCGACATCGACTGGTCGGGCATCACCTACTCGTCCAGGCACCTCCGGGGTGAGTTCCCCCGTTGGAGCATCGAGGACACGAACTGGTGGGACGGCACCGCGGAGGACACCGAGACCATGCGGGCCCTCCGGGGCGAGATGGATCTGGTCGAGCACTACCCGTCCCGGATGGTCTCGTGGTCGGGGAAGCTCTACACCTGGACCTACGACGAGCTGCTCGAGCAGATGCAGGACTTCCAGGCGGCGCAGGGGAAGTCGCTGAGGGTGTGGGAAGCAGGCTTCGGCCGGCAGGCCTCATGTAGGAAGTCGGCCGCGAGTATCACCCCGCTCACGGACCGCATCGCGACGTACACGGTGACGGTGGTGCTTCCTGACCCGCTGATCCACTCGATCGACGAGCTCGAGCTGAACCAGTCGGTGAGCGTGAGGAACGCGGGGAACACGCGTTCCTACCCGCGGGTGACGGTGGTCGGACCGACGGCGGCGGGTCCTAAGGTGACGATCGGCTCCTGGTCCACCACCGCGCAGCGCGCGCTCGTTGATGGGGAGACGTTCATCGTCGATACCCGGCAGCAGGATCTCTTCATCGGCGGCTCGAGGGTCTTTCCGATCCTGACGGACTTCGGGTCGATCTCGACGGGTGACACCGTCACCATCAGTACGGACCGCGGGACCGGCACGGTGGAGGGGGTCTCGGCGTGGATCTGAAAGCGTGGATCGTCGAGGCCACCACGGGTGACGTCGTCACGCAGGTGCTCCTCACGCGCGGATCGTCGGCGGAATCGATGATCGGCGGCGGCAGCCTCCGCGCGGAGGTGATCCTCGCCGGGTACACGAACTCGAATGGGGACCGTGACTCGGGCGCCATCGCGACGGTCCTCGGGCTCGTCACCGGCGGTCGGCACACCCTCCTCCTCACCGACGGCACGACCGTCGTCGGTGAGTGGCTGATGTGGACTCACGAGCGGGACCACGATGCGGTCACAGTGCCCGTGACTGGTTTCGAGTGGGAGAAGTACCCGCAGTACCGGTCGAACCATCAGAACTACAGGTACAAGAACGTCGACGCGGGCACGATCCACCGGAACGCCCTGTTCGACGCGTACAACACGTTCCAGCCCGGGTCCGCGCAGATGGTCGTCACGCCCGCGCCCTCCTTCGGGAAGACGATGGAGATGAACACCCCCGTGCGCACGGCGTACTACTCGGACATCCTCGAGGACATCGACGCGCTCGGCATCGCCGAGTGGCGGGTCGTGCCGACGGCGACATGGTCGAGCGGCGTGCCGGTGAAGGTGACCCGCACGGTCACCTACCAGAAGCCGATCATCTCGAGCTCGCACTCCGACCGTCTCGTGAAGGTGGGCGACGGACGCCGAGGCGGGAACATCATCGCCTTCACCCGGTCCCACGACTACTCGCGGCTCATCCAGTCCGCGTTCGGGTGGGGTGCGGGCAAGGGTGGCAAGCAGCGCTTCGCCATGTCCCAGGAGTTCTCGTGGACTGGCCGGGGCTACATCGCCACCACACGGAACTTCCGCTTCCAGGGTGAGTACAAGAACGCACAGCTGCAGGCGAAGACCGACGCGGCCCTCGCCGCCGGCCAGGATCCGTGGGAGACCACCCAGGCGACGCTCGACACGCGCCGCATGGGCACCCTCCCGCGGATCGGCGGCGTCCACGACGTCACCGTCCAGCCCTCCTGGACATACCCCAACGGCGGCTCCTGGCGGATGCGGGTCGGGCAGATCACCTGGACCTACGGCAGCCCCTTCGTGGGCGTGCAGATGGAGGAGGTCTGATGGTCTGGCAGCCACGCGTCACAGTCGGCGACGACCTCGCCCGCCTGCACGAGTCGTCTCGTGCCGCGGACATGTCCCGCGACCTCGGCTACTCCTCCATCTCCATGGGCGAGGGGTCCCTGGACCTGATCGTCGGCGACGACGCGGAGAACACGCGTGTCGTCCTCGGCGACCAGTCGGACGGCCGCTTCGGCATCGGCCTCTGGCACCGCGGCGGCATGAAGTACCTCCCCGACGTGCTCGAGGACGCCGAGGACCGGATCACCGGCACCGAGAACAAGAACACCCAGCAGGACGGGCGCCTCGACGGACACGACGATGACGTGGACCGGATCGACGCGAAGAACGGTGAGCAGGATGGCCGGCTCACTGGGGCCGAGGGGCGTCTCGGATCGGCCGAGGGGCGGCTCGACGGCGTCGAGGGCCGCATGGGCGAGGCGGAGGGCCGCCTCGACGGGCACGCGACCCGCCTCGGTGCCGTCGAGGGACGCAACGCGACGCAGGACAACCGTCTCGGCAACCACGACTCGGCCCTGTCCTCCCAAAGCTCGCGGATCACGGACGCACAGTCCGACGCCGACGCGGCCATGGCTCAGGCGGACACGGCGAAGAACCGCGCTGACGACGCGTGGACCCTCGCGAACGGCAAGCCCTCGCGGGACTACGTCGACAACCTGAACGAGAACCTGAACGACAAGCTCGACGCCCGGGTCGCGCAGCTCATGACCGCGATCCGCCTCGTCGCATCCAGGTCCGAGCAGCCCGACCCCTTCCTGTAGAAGCCCCTCAACCATCAGCCCCCACCGCGCGGTGACGGGGCCCTTCGGCATGCCCTCTAGGAGGTCCCCTTGACCAGCGTCGCAGTGCCCGACAACGACCTCGCACCGAACATGCCCTCCCGTGAGGTCACTATCTCGGCGTCCAACATCACCGAGGGCGGCGTCTCCCTGCGTGGGCAGTGGGTGAACTTCGCCCTGTCCGACTCGATCGACGTCACGCCCGGCGGCGACATGGTCGCCCGCACGTCGCAGAAGATCACCCTCGACTCCGCCGGAAACGGCCGGATCCGTCTCCCCGTCTACGACACCAGCCACGGGAAGGGCTGGGAGCACGACAAGGACTGGGCGATCATCGTCACCACCTCGTGGGGATCGTCGAAGGCGATCCGTGTCCCCGCCGGTTCCGGATCGATCCCCCTGTCGCATCTCCCCGCGGTACGGCCCCTGTCCCGGAGCGAGATGCGCTACGCGGTCACCGGCGTCGGTATCACTGTCGGTGTCGGCTCCACCCCCGGGCAGGCGTCCGGCACCGCCACCCTCGACGGGGGCATCCTCCGCCTCGGCCTCACCGTCCCCCCGTCCGGCCCCCACACCCACCCGACGGGCGACATCACCGGCCTCGCTTCGGCCCTCGCGGACCTCAAGCTCACGAAGGGCGCACCCGCAGGCGCGAACTTCAACACCTACTACACCGACGCGCACTCCGGCCACTGGTACTTCTCCGCCGCCGCGGCCGCCGGGATGTCCGGCCTCCCCGCCGGATTCACCGACAAGGCCGGGTCGATCCTCGTCCTCGGCTCCCCGTCCCGCGTGGCGACGCAGATCTACTTCCCCTACGGGTACTTCTCCACCGAACCGCTCCGGCGCACTATCACCACGATCGCGAGCAACACCTGGTCCCCGTGGGAGCCCATCGGCGGAACCCCCGACCCGGTCACCCCGTTCACCCGCGGGACGATGCCGCTGAACTCGAACATCAACGACTGGTGGGGCACGGACCGCAACGGCCTGTGGCACATGACCATCTCGTCATCAAACACCGTCACCGGTCTCCCCGACGGGATGCAGGGGCGGAACGGCCAGCTGCTCGTCCTCGCGTCGTCGCTCGGCGTGTCCACGCAGATGTATTTCCCCTACGCCTACTACGGCGGCGGGCCGATGATCCGCCAGACCACGAACGCCGGAACTCACACGTGGAGCGACTGGGCGGCGCTGGGCGGCACGCCGACCAGCAGCACCGGGTCCGGCCCTTGGACCCAGCACACGATGCGGCAGACGCGGTTCATGTCTGCGATGAACGGCCCCATCAGCACCGGGAAGAAGGCCGCCGTCGCACTCCGCTTCGACCACGGCCTGCTGAACTTCCGCGACAAGGTGCTGCCGCTGGTGAAGGCCCGCGGCATCAAGGTCTCCCAGGCCTACAACCCCCGCAACTGGCACTACCCCGAGAACGCCGGCGTCACTGCGACCGACCTGAACTCGTGGGTCGCCGCCGGCGACGTGGAGATCTGGAACCACTCGGCGTCCCATCAGGGAGCGGAGACCGAGGAGGAGCTCTACACGCAGATCGTCACTGGCCTCGCCGAGGTCGAGGCCGAGCTCCCTGCCGCCGCGGGGAAGGTGTGGGGCTGGTGCCCGCCGGGCGTCAGCACCGGCGACTACATGGGCTACCAGGACGGCCGCACCCCCGAGGGATGGGACTCGTATGCCGGGAACCTGATCCTGCAGCGCCACGCTGTCGCCTCTGGGTACCTGTCGGGGACGCAGATCCGCCCTCTCGACGGGACTATCCGCGACGGCCAGGGGCACTACACGATGGACTCCCTGAGCGTCGCCACGATCAAGGGCTACATCGACACGGCGATCTCCCGGAAGGCCGGCGTGCAGCTCATGCTTCACCCCTCCCAGCTGGACCTCGCGGGGAAGCTGACGACGGCGCAGTTCACGGAGATCCTCGACTACATCGTCGCGAAGCGGACCGCCGGGGACCTCGTCACCCTGTCTCCGTACCAGCTCACCGTCGCCGACTCCCGATTCTGACCCTGGCCGCCACGATCTGGTGGCGGCCCCTCTCGCCCGAAAGGGGCCCTCATGGCACTGCCCACCAACGCGGGAACCGGGCTCGTCACCGGACGGTTCATCGTCGGCGTCGCGGACGGTGACGACGCGGACTTCGAGCCTGACGGCATCCCCGCCCAGGGCACCGTCACGTTCGTCGCGTCGGTCCCGTACGTCCCGGACCCGACGGCGGCCCCGGACCCGACGACGATCCTGCAGGTGCCGATCATCGCGGTCCTCGACGAGGACGGCTACCTGTGCACCCCCGACCCGCTCGCCCCGACGTATGCCGGCGCGCAGGGCATCCGCCTCATCGCAACTGACGACCCGGACTTCTCCGTCGTCGACTGGACATGGAACGTGACCTACGCGTTCCAGCCCGTGAACGGCGTGACTCCCCGCATCGACGCTCACGCCATGGCCCTCCCGAGCGGCTCGACCGTCGACCTCGCGTCCGTGGTGCGTGTTCCTTCGACGGGCGGGATCGGCACCGAGCAGGCCGAGGCCCTTGCCGCGCAGGCCGCGGCATCCGCCGCAGCTGCAGCCGCCGCGGCACAGGAGGCCGCGGAGATCCTCGCAGAGGGGATCCCCGGCCCCGAGGGCCCGCCGAACACCCTCACCGTCGGCACCGTCTCAACCTCCGCACCGGGTGCCGCCGCGGTCGCCACGATCACTGGCCCCGCACCCACCCAGACGCTGTCGCTCACCCTGCCCCGCGGAGAGCCCGGCCCCCAGGGCCCCTCCGGCGATGGCGGCTTCGACGCGACCGTCGCCTGGGACGCCTACGTCTCGGCCGTCTCCTGAACCTCCCTCCCCACCCCAGAAAGGGGCCCTGATGGCCACCGACTTCGAGCTCTTCCAGCGCATCGGGAAGGACGTGAAGGGACGGCTCCCTGTCGCCACGGACGGCAGCGTGACCGTGGCTGGGACGCCGCTCAAGCCGCTCGCCAACGCCACCGGGTACGCGTACACCATCACCGACGAAGCGGGACGGATCGCACTGGGCGTGACGGATGATGGACGCGTGCACTCACAGCCCACTGATTCCTCCGGCGTCACCGAGGTCCATGCGTTCATCCTCGCCGGCCAGTCCAACATGTCCGGCCGCGCTCGCCCCTTCACTGGCCGCGACACTCCGGATCGGCGGGTGTTCCAGTACGGCGCAACGCATCGCATCATCGAACGCGCGAGCGTCCCCCTCGACATGCACGACACCCCGGCCGGCATGTCCTACGCGACCGTGTTCGCCCGCGAGTACCTCGCCACGCAGCCCGAGGGCGTCGCCGTCCTGCTGATCCCCACCGCTCACGGCGGCACGGGTTTCACCACCACCACGGAGAACCCTCCGCCGGCGGGAATGGTCACACATGCCGGTGGCACGTGGCAGGTCGGCTACACCGGCTCGGCAGTGAACCTCTACGACCTCATGCTCGCGCAGACCGCCGAGGCCATCACCGCCGGCACATCGGCGTTCGGCGTCACCCCGGTCGTGAAGGGTCTCCTGTGGCACCAGGGTGAGGCCGATGCGATGAACTCCGTCGCCGAGGCGACCTACTCGGGATACCTGGACGCGCTCATCGACGGGACCCGTGCCGCGCTCGGGAACAGTCGCCTCCCCGTCGTCATCGGTGGCATGTCCCCGGACTGGTCCGACACGTACGCGACCGCCGGGCCGATCATCAACGCCCTCACCGCGATGGTCGTCGTCAACGCGAACGTCGCCTACCACAAGGGCATCCCCGGAACCGGCCGCGTCGGCGACGAGATTCACTACGGTCTCGACGGCATCGACCGGCTCGGTCGGGACGCTCTGCGCGCCTACTACGCCGCGATCGCGAACCACTCCGACTACACCCTCGAGCCGCCCCCGACCGCGACCGCGACCCGCGTCGGATCGACGATCACCGTCTCCTGGGAGCGGCCCATGTGCCGCGTCTCCCACTACGACGTGCAGTGGCGGGCGAACGGCGGCGCGTGGACCGAGATCGCGTTCCCCTCCACCCACCGCCGCGAGGCGACTATCACCACCGCCCCCACGACCGGCGTCGAGGTCCGTGTCGGCACTGATCTTCTCGGCACCGTCGCATGGGGCCGACCCGTAACCGTGATCGGAGGCTGACCATGGGGCTCGACATGCGCCTCCCCACCGTGTTCACCAGCTCGGCAGGACTGCCCGTCCGCACCGGCTGGGAGGACAACTTCGACCGCGCCGACTCCACCGCGCTCGGCGTAACCACCATCGGACGCCGACCGTGGACGGTCCTCAAGGCCACCACCGCAACCGACGTCGTCCCCCGGATCCTGTCCAAGCAGCTCGCCTCGGCGGGCGCGACCGGCTACGTGGTCGCGTCGGCTGACGCCGGCACCGCTGACGTGCGCATCGAGGCGACGATCACCGTCCTCGACGCGTCCTCGTCGCTCGCCCCGAACATGCGCCTCGCCGTCCGATGCGTCGCCGCGGAGACCCCGCACTTCGTGTCCCTCCGGTGGACGAACACCACCGGCGTCCTCACCCTGAACTCCTACGTCCCGGGGCAGACGGGCGTGACCGTGAACTCGGCTGCGCAGGGGAACCTTCTCGGTCGCAGGATCGCGCTGCAGGCGGTGGGTGACGTCTTCTCCGGCTACCTGGACGGGGTGCAGGTCATCCCGGACACGACGATCCCAGGTCTCTCCGGGTACACCCGGCACGGGATCCAGGCGAACAACTCCGCGAACGCGGTCCGCTTCGACAACATGACCGTCACGCCCGTCTGACCTACCACGCACCTGCCAGGCCCCGCGACCGCCACGGTCCGGGGCCTTTCTCATGCCCAGGAGGCACCCCATGACCGACCAGCCCATCGACACGGACCTCACGCCCGAGGAGGCCGGGATCTGGGACCAGGGCTTCGACCCGGAGGACGCACCCGCGCCCCTCACGGGTGACGAGCTCACCCAGGCCCTCGCCGAGATCGACACGGACGCCCCCGCCGATCTCGCCACCGACGAGGAGGTGCAGCCGTGAAGGACTTCGCCACCGCGCGCGCGGACTACATCTCCTGGCACCAGGACCAGCTCCGCAAGGGGCCGTGGGAGGTCCCCGCGGGCTCGAACCGCAACCGCTACTCCCGCTCGCTCGGCCGGCCGGCGCAGGCGTGGTGCGTGGACTACGCGCAGGCGGGCCTCGAGGCGACCGGATCCGGCGGCGGGATCATCCCCACCGCGTCGACGCGCGCGCACATCGCGTGGGCGAAGACCACGGGCCGCTACCGGTCCCGAAACCGTCCCGCGCTCGGCGCGCTCGCCGCGGTCGCGAAGAACGGCACCTCCGTCCACACGGACGGGTGCGTCGTGAAGGCGTCCACGTCCCGGCTCCTCGCGATCGGTGGCAACACCTCCAACCGCGGCGGCAGCACGGCGGACGGCGGCGGCGTCTACCTCAACGACCGCACGTACATGCTCGGCTCCGGCACCTATCGGATCTACGGGTACACGGTCCCGTTCTTCGGCCTCACCCGTGAGGACGTGCTCGAGATCCAGGGGAAGCTCGGCGTGACCCGGACCGGGTACATGACCGCGGCCACGGTCGCCGCGGTGCGGGCCTTCCAGAAGCGCAGCGGCCTCGTCGCCGACGGCTTCCCGGGGCCGACGACCTTCTCCGCCCTCACCCTCGGCTCAGGCGGTGGGAAGGGTGCCGCGGCGAAGCCGGCCGCGAGCTCCACCTCGTCCCGGCTCGCCGAGGATGGGATCTTCGGCACCGCGTCGGCGAAGGCCCTCGAGGGCCGCCTCGGCCTCAAGCAGGACGGGGCCCTCGACGCCGCCGACATCCGTGCGTGGCAGAAGCACGAGGGCACCTTCGTGGACGGCGTGATCAGCGGGCAGGTGACCGCGATCGACCGTGCGTTCCCCGCGGTCAAGGACTCCCAGATCACGCGCGGCGGCGGCGGCTCGAACCTCCTCCGTGCCGTCCAGCGGAACCTCAACGTGACGCCGGTCGACGGGTACGGCGGCCACGATCTCGCGAAGGCCATGCAGCACGCGATCAACACGAACCCGACCGCGTTCAAGGCGAAGGGCTGACCCCGTGGCCCGCCACTTCGCGAAGTCCTTCGAGCGGGTCGTCCGCATCGCCGCCTACGTCGCCCTCCTCATCAGCGGCATCGGCGTGCTCGTGTGGACCCCGCAGTCCTACGAAGGCATCTCCCTGGCCTTCACCTACGCATGGGGGATCTTCCAGGTCCTCGGCGGGGGCGTGGCCTTGATCGCGCTGCTCGCCCGCCGGGTTCTGTGGGAGTGGCGGGTCGTGCTCGTCGCGGCCCTCGGGGTCGGCTTCTACGCCGGCCTGTCCTGGGTGCAGGTGCTCACCGAAGCCGCCGTGCACACCGCCCGCGCCGGCGACATCACCGCCCTGTTCCTCCTCCTCGTCGCACGCTGGGCGATGCTCTGGGTGAAGGTGGAGGAGGCCGAGGCCGTCGAGCGCGCCCGCAATCTCTCCGAGCGCGACGAGGAGGTCTGATGGAGGTCCTCGTACAAGCGATCGTCGCTCTGGTCTCCGCCTTCCTCCTGTTCCTCGGCACGGTCGTCACCGTCCGCGGGAAGGCCAGCGGTGACCAACCGAAGGTGACCAGCGAGCAGGTCGAGGCATCGAAGGACCCCGGCGTGGAAGCGCTCGCGCTGGCCCTGTCCATGTCCCGGCGCGTGGAGAAGCTCGAGGAGTCCAACGCCCGATTGGTCGTGCAGAACAAGCTCTTCCGCCGGGTGCTGCTCGAGGTCGCTGACCTCCTGCGGAAGATCCCCCCGCTCCCGCACGACACGATCCTCGCTCACATCCTCGACCGTCTCCCCGACCTCGGAGAGGACAACGACTGATGCCACCACCCTCCGACCCTTCCCTGTGGCTCGACATCCTCCGCGGGATCAACGCCGCCACGGCCCTCTACGTGCTGATCCTCGCCGCCCTCCTCGCCCCGTGGTGGACACGCCTCGACATGACCCTCCGCTTCCTCCTCCTGGGGATGCTCGCCCTGTCCACCGTCCTCGGCTGGGGAGCGCTCGAGAGCCTCCTCCGGGACGTCCCCGGCGGATCCCGCACCATCGCCGCCGTCCCCGCCCACCTGTGGACCTGCGTCGGCGTCACCCTCGCCTACCTCAAGCACCGCACCAAGGAGACCCCGTGAACACCCATCGCGCCACTGCCACGCAGACCGCCTACCCGTGGCGGGCGACCCTCCGCACCGTCCTCTGGGCGGTCGTGGCGTTCGCGGCCATGGCCCCGCTGATCTACTCCGCGGCCGCCGGCGGCGACCCCGAGCAGGCCGTCGGCTGGGTCGCCACTGCCCTCGGCATCCTCGCCGGCATCCAGCGCGTCATGACCCTCCCCGTCGTCGACGCCTTCCTCCACCGGTACGTACCGTGGCTCGCCGCGACCCCCGAGGACCGGGCCGATGGCTGACACAGGCCTCATCTGGCAGTGCCGGCGGTGCGGGTCCATGTGGACCTCCGACGCGGCCCGCCGGGAATGCGAGCTCGAGGACGACCTCGCCGACCGCGACGCACGACGACGATCACGATCATGATGATGGCGCCCCTGCTTCGACCCTCGCGGGTTGGAGTGGGGGTGCTTTCGTGCGTCAGGGGCTCCGCCTACTGTTCCGCCATGACATTCGTAGGTACTTGGCTCGTGATGGTCGGCTCCGGGCTGGCTCTGCTGCAGGCCGCATGGATCATCTTCGACATCGGTCGCAGACGGGCACAGCTCCGGGCGGAGCGTGAAGCCTCCGAGGCTCGAAAGGAGGAGCTCACCGAGGTCGTCGAACAACTCCGTGAACGGTGGGGAGACCAAGCGGCTGAGATCGACAACTTTGAGGACCTGCCGGGATACACGTCGTCCGAAGAGCTCGATGCGCTTCGCGAGCGCAGGCGCTCCATTAGGGCAGCTCAAAGCGGCGACGACTGGATACATTCGTGGAACTACTTCGGACGACAGAACACCCACAAGCACCGGGAGCTCCGCGAGGTCGAGCAGGAGTGGCGACGAATCTGGACCACGGGGGTCTTCGGACTCGGCGGAGCGGTCATGAGCCTCGCCGGAGCGGTCCTACTCGCACTCGCCACAACGTAGTCCCCGGGCGGGGCCCCTCATGCCCGCTCAGCCCGCTCCATCCGCTCGACCCAGTCCGCGTGCCAGTCGCACACCATGATCGGCTGCTCGCCGTCCTCGAGGCGCAGCTCGAGAACCATCGGCACCGTCCCGGGTGCGGTGCAGTCGAAGAGGTCGCAGGCGTCCATGGCGGGGAACGCTACCCGTCCGGGTGGACCTGGTGCCAGGCCTGCAGCCACTCCGGCGCGAGCCGCTTCGGATTCGTCTGGAGCTTCGCCGTCGCGAGGTCGATGTGCGCGAGCAGCCAGCCGAACATGCGAGCCTCCACCTCGTCGGTCCGCCCCACCCACTCGTCGGCCCGGAGGAGCAACTCGTGCCCGCCCGTGCTCACGCGCACCGAGTACGCCGGCAGTGATGGCTCCAGGTCCGAGTGCGTCCACTCCACCTCAGGACCGTCCAGTGTGACCCCGTACCGGATCACCAGACCCGCCACGTGCTGCTGCACAGCCTGGTGAGCCAGGTACACGGCATGCCGCCCCTCGAAGGGCCCGCTCTCGTCGCTCACGCCTCCACCTGCCTCGCGCGGAGCTCATCAAGGCGGGCCGCGTGCACGGCCGTGGGCCGCGTCCGGGAGGGCACCAGATGCCCGTAGACCCCAGTGGTGGTGGCGATGTCCCGGTGCCCGAGCGCACGGGACACCTCGAAGATGTCCGCGCCCTGGGAGAGCATGTAGGACGCGGCGAAGTGCCGGAGCCCATGGATCTTCGGCGCGGGATCGAGGCCTGCGCGCGCGACCGCTGGCGCCCAATGGGAGCGGTGGAAGGTGTGGTACACGATCTCCTTGCCGCGCGTGTTGGTAAACACGAAGTCCCCCTCGTCGCCGCGGTCACCCAGAGCCTTGATCACTGCCTTGGTCGTCTCGATGCGCCGGCGGCCCTGTCGCGTCTTCGGCGTACCGAGAATCCTCTTGTGCCCCTCCTCATCATGCTTCCACGCCTGCCGCACGTCGATGTGCTTCTCGTGCACGTCCCGCCACTGCAGGGCAGTCGCCTCACCCCAGCGCATCCCCGTCGCGGCGAGCAGCCAGACGAGCGGCTTATAGCGATCGGTCATCGCGGTGTGGAGAGCCAGGAACTCACCGTCGGTGAGGATCTCGAGCTCTGCGCGGTCGACCTTCGGAAGTCGGACACCCTTCGCGGAGTTCACGGGCACCTGCCCTCGCGAGAGTGCATGCCCCAGGATCGTGGACAGGAGGCCGTGCTCGTTGCGGAGCGTCTTCGGTGACACCTCCGCCGAGCGGTGCCTGGCCCACTTCTCGACGTCGGCCTTGTCGATGAGCTCGACGGGCAGGATTCCGAAGTCCCTCTCGAGGCCGCTCCGTGTGAGGATTCGGCGGTACTCGTTGGCCGTCGCGGGAGAGATGTCGGGTGCGGAGAGGATGTACGCCTCGAGCACCTCCGGGAGCGTGATGCGGGACGCGTTCAGTGCTGCACTGCGCTTCAGCTTGGCCGCTTCGCCGCCAATGCGGTCGACCAGCGAGGCGAAGGACACGGCGTCATCTGCGGTTTCGAAGGTCTCGACCGTGGGATTGGCGCCCGGCTTGGCACGGAAGCGGACGCGGTACGCGGTGGTTCCGTCACGTCGTTCGCGGGTCTCGATGGTGGCCAT